ACCAAATACCGTCTGTGTCCATCCAATCTTTACAATTACAGCTTCTTCTTCATCTACAACTACTATATCACCTTCTGCGAACTTACGGCCTAGTTTGAACATCAATCCTTTTGCAATAGCTTCAACATATGCTTTAAGCCATAGTGCAAATACAACGACAAGGCCGATGCTAATATACGGCGCAAGCTGATTTGCTAAAGGACTGACGAGCTGTTCGATCATTGTTGTTTTTGTTTGTCTTTTTGTTCTTCGATATAAGCAAGCAGCAAATCAATGTAGATGTCACGTTCATATGGTATTAAACTCTCAATTTCGCTTATCTGATATTTATGGTGCTGAGCCAGAGCAAAGACGTTTTTGTAATAAACGTACAGATTAATATGGCTCAGCATTACATAAAAAAACTCTCCGTGCCCTCGACGACAAACGTCTTTTCGTTTCCGTTGCTGTTCTTGTATTTCTTTTCCAACCGTAACTTTGGCATTGTATCGAAAAACTGTTTGATCGCTTCTACGTTTCTTGATGACAAGCTGTTGATGAATTCAGCAACTTCTGAGTCGGTGAAATCGCTCATCTTGTAGATCTCGTCTTCTGTGATTAATCGATCAATGCAGCTCATCATCACATCATACAGCACTTCGGTCTTTTTCTCGGCATCACTCGCAGCAGTTGCTTCAACTTGGTTAAGAGTTGGGTACTTCATCTCTAAGTAGATCTGATCACCGATCTGAATGCTTTTATTGTGGTGTTTGTCCTTGACGATTTCTACATCATCAAGGTCTAATTCTAGCTCGACATTCTCATTTGTTTCTTTGTCAGTAATGATTACTTTTGTTACGTTTGAAACACTCTTAGAACGAAGATTAATCAGCAAATACTCAACATCAAACGTCGATAGGTTATCAACGTCAACGTCATGCACACAATTATTGATGATCTGTTTGATTGCGTTAATGATCTGAGTACGATCTTTACTCTCTTGAGCAATTAGCAAGATCTTCTCTTCTTTAACAGTGAATGGTCTGAACTTGACCGTCTTACCAGTACTCGGAATAATAACGTCAAATAATGGTTGTTCGATTTTTGGTAAAGGCATAATAACTCCTCATTAGAAAAATGTTCCTTTCAACACAGATGTAATCTTGTTTGTTTTGCTAAACACAGATCCTGTTACTTGTGTAAAGTCATCAACAAAGTCTTGTAGGTTGTTGTCAACCCCAAGACCACTAAGCCCTGCACCAAGGTTGTTAATGCTGTAGATGAAATCTGTCATACCGCCACCAAAACCTCTTGTCTGTCTTGCAATGTACGTCCCATCTGTGCCAGGACGACGCGAGGTCTTTTTGCTTTGTCCAACACCGTCTGCATAATAATGGTCGTATGCAAATGATACTGGAAGTGTTAGAATATCTGTCTGATTCTCCCATGCAAGGCTTGGGTTACCTATGTTGACAGGATAAATGTTGTCAAAGTGATACATATAACGAACATCATATGTGTTGTATGAATACACTACGATGTCCGCTGACAACGCATAATCGTTCTTATATCCAATTTCGTATGGTAAAGCTGCATTTGTCGCAAGCTCTTTCTCGTATCCAGGACGCGCGTTAAAGTTGACAACGTGTTGCATCCATCTGTGGAAGAACTTTGTCACTCCGAAATTACTATCGACCATAAAGATTGCGTTAATAGGTCCAAACGAGACGTTGTTTGGAGCAGACTCTAACCGCCCGTATCCTTGTCGAGCAACACCAGTCGTCTCTACTGACAATTCTGGTAGGTCAACGCTACGTGCTAGAAACTGTAGATCTGTTGCAGTAACATCACTATCCTGGGCGATCGTTGATCCAGAAGGAACGTTAAGTCGCATAAAGAACAAGTTGTTCTTTGCAAGGCCAAGACGATTGACGTTTGCGGAAAATTCTGAGATATTGAAACTCATCCTTTGATGATCTCCCTTGAGTCCTTCCAAACCTGCTTCTTGTCTGCTTTCTGGAATCGCTCCAGCGGAAGGAAAAGTGCGATATCCCACTCACTCGGGTAGATATACATGAACCTAGAACGAGTATGTGTTGTTAGATAGTGGTGCACTGTTGGTTTGAAATATTTGAATTGAGACGCATTCTTTAGCGTCTGATAGTTTAGCTTGAGTTTTGTTGTTTCATCATATCGAGTATTGCTAGAGATGTCGTATAGAGCATCCATTAGCTTAGCTCTCAAAGGCAGTGGAAGGTAGTGCATGTTTAATCCGCGAAACCCACCTTTTGCATCTTCGAAAGGAAATATCAGAGGAAACTTATCCCAATATGGCAGCGTCTCTTTGTGCTTTGCATCATAGATAAAGAAGTACATCGAACCAAACTGAGGCTTTTCTGTCAACCTACTACGATCGCTACGCATCATCTTAGTCTCTTCAACACTAGTAAACTTGCGAGCTGTATCACGATACCACTCACGAGCCTGGCGCTCGCGTGCAGGGATCTGACCACGACGAATACCGTCTGCTAAAATTTCATCAAATAGTCTTGCGCTCATTTTCGTTTGCCAATCCTAGATCGAATTCTGTCATAATTTGCCATTGCCATCCTCTATCCTTACAGTAGCTCTCTGCCGCAGCCCACTTCGCTTGATTTTTGCCCCATGTACGAACTTCATTGAGATACTTCTTTGTCTTTCGCTTCTGCACCTTTGGTGGTTTTGTTTGTACATATGGCTTTACTTCAATAACAATCGTATCAACTCTTCCGTGTTTGTTTTTCCTTTTGACCCAGAAATCAGGAAAGTATCTGTGGACCTTTCCATCTATTGGATCGCGATATGGTATGATCAACTCTTCACTACCCCACTTGATCACGTCAGGGTGCTTGTCTAAATATGACATCAAAAGCAGCTCCCATTGTGATCGATAGACGATATTATCCGCGTCTCCAATGTATTTATTGCGATTGTTCGGCCTAAAAAACCCCTGGTAAGCCATAATGTTTGCCTATAAATATTACTATACAAAGTATTTATACAAAGGTTTCAAAACATGGCATCGAACGGAAACGTTCCTGTAAAGACTAGTGTTCGCGCTAAGCAAGGCGCGGAACGATATCGTTCTATGAGCTATCCAAAGGATCTTGGACCGACGCACATTACACTGCAGTTTGAGGACTACAGCTATAGTGCTGCATCTGAACGCATTAAAATTACAAGACGGCCACTATCACAGGTCGCGCTTCCGTTGCCTCAGTCGTTGGTAGACTCATACGGAGTGTCAATGAACGATAATCAACTGGGAACGTTGGTTGCTAAAGGTGTTTCGATGTTAGATCAAGGACTTAGAGATGAAGGCGAGGGTTTCTTCAAATCGTTATTTAATAACACGAACTTAGTTAGCGACCTTAAAGATGCGGCTGGAGCAGCGACTCGTGGTGTTGCAAGAAACGCATTTATAGGTGGCGAAGATGCATTTGATCTAACATCAGGTACAACACGTAACCCTCAAACGACACTAAACTTCGATGGCGTTGCTTTGAAGCAATTCCAGTTTAACTGGCAATTTGCTCCAAAGAGTACAGACGATGTTGCTCAGCTAAACAAGATTAGCACACACATTCGTGGTAGCATGCTTCCTAAATATGTCGAGGGATCGGACTTGAGAGCGTTGCTGAAATATCCTAAGTTGGTTGTTGTTGGTCTAAGTCGTTCGCTACAGCAACAATCATACATCTACAAATTCAAACCAGCATTTGTTACAGATTTCTCGCTTGATTTCTCTCCACAGGGTCATGCAATTCTTGCTGGTGGTAATCCTGCATTTGTCAACATGACAATGAGCATCAAAGAGACAAATATTCACACAGCTGATGATCATGGTGGCGGGGATTTTGCTGATTCAAGCTCAATGTACAACTAAGGTATTACGATGTCAAAGTATTTTAGCTTTCTTCCAAAGATCACATACGATAATAACATTGTCACAGACATCACTCGGCGCGTTGACTTCTCGTCATCAATCTTTGGTGATCCGTATGTGTTCCTTCCGTATACGATCGAAGATTATCAGCGTCCTGAGGATCTAGCGTATTACTACTACGACAGTGTTGAATACGTTTGGCTTGTGTGGATCAGTGCTCGGATCTATGATCCGTACTTCACGTGGCCAATGAACAACGAACAATTCAACAAATATATTATCAAAAAGTATGCAGAGCAAGCAGGTACAACCGGCAATGCTGTGCTCGCTTGGGCTCAGAATACACAAATCACTGATAACATCGTCCACTATGCAAACAACGATGGCGAAAATTTAATTATTTCGCAGGACACATATGACCTGGATCCAAACCTTGTTCAAGGAGATTGGACTGCTGTACGTGTTTACGACTATGAGCAGCAATTGAATCAAGACAAGCGAGTGATCAATCTATTGAACAAACAATATGCATCGCAAGC